CCCGCCTGCGGTGTGCGAGTGCTGCGGGTGGGTGGAGCTTGTTGTAGGGGAGGCAGCGTGATGCCTGGTAAGAACGCCTCCAAGCCGATTCGGAAGGCGCGCGATGGCGGGATAGCGAACATCCGCACGCGTGTGAAGAAGGCGTTGCCTGAGTGGTGGGAATGGCCTCGGAGTCTTCGGCAGTTGTACATGATGCTGGAGGTGTTCGGGGCGAGTGAGCAGGGCATCAAAGAGTTCTGCCAGGAGTTCGAGAGGGACCATGAGGAGTTGAAGAAGGTCATCTCGGGGCACCCTTCTTTTGGGGCGCGGCTGGAGGAGTACAGGGCTGAGGGGCGGTATGCGAAGGTTGAGAACTGGCTTGCCGCGCTTTCGCAGGAGCAATTGCGGATCGTGTACCAGGACTCGGACGAGAATGTGCAGTACCTGCATCTCAGTCGGTTGAAGGCTGGCGGGAAGGGCGCGGACTTCGCGCTTCAGCAGACCGGTCAGAAGAACATCACTGCGATCATTGATCCTGCGGGCATGAGGGAGACGGTGTTCCACCACACGGACAGGGAGGAGGATGGCAGGGAAGTTCCGGAGGAAAGCGGGCTGACGCGCTGGATGGCTCCAACTGCGGAGGAGATCGGGGAGGAGGGCGATATCATGGACGCCAACGAGGATGAAGACGTTGCCTAGCATCCGCCCCTCATACGCGCCGCTTCCGTGGCAGCAGCGGCTTCACGCCAGCAGGGCGAAGGTGAAGACCGTGCAGGCGGCGCGGCGGGCCGGCAAGACGCGGGCGGCGCTCCAGGAAGACCTCTCTGTCATAGACGAGATTTCACTTACGCCGGTGCAGATGCCTTCAATGGGCGGGAAGAGGCTCACGGCGGACGAGGCGGGGCTTGTCCCTGCGATACACGTCTGGACCGTCGCCCCCACGAAGGCGCAGATGTACCAGGTCTGGAACGAGATGCAGGCGTTCATCCCGGAGCACATGGTCTCAAGGGTCAACCCGTACAGGGATGACTACCGGCAGAACGGCGGCAGGGGAAGCGGGTTCAAGGAGGACGACCTGCGCGTCTGGCTCGTCTTCAAGGACGAGGGAGGCCGCTGGCTCTCAGGCCGCTACAGGCGGGTTGTGCTGTGGGAGTTGAAGTCTGCGGACAACCCGGACTCGCTTCAGTCTGCCGGCCTCGACTTCCTGCATGTCACCGAGGCGCAGGACATCAGGGAGCAGGCGTGGACCAAGCTCGCCCCGATGCTTCAGTCGCCGGGGCGGGCGGGCCGTGCGCTGGTCGAGGGCATCCCGCCATCCACGCCCGCGCACTGGTTCGCAAGGCTCTTCAAGGCAGCGAAGGAACGCCCCAACTCACGCAGGGCATCGTTCAGCGCCACGTACCAGGACAATCCGCTGCTGACTGAGGAGCAGATCGCAGAAATCCTTGAGCACCGCGAGACGATGCTGGAAGAAGACTGGAAGCGCATGTACCTCGCGGAGCAGCCGGAGGGCGAGGGCGCTTTCTTCCGCAACATCAGGAAGGTTGCCACTGCCAGCGAACTCATCAGGCCGATAGACACCCGGAAGTACGTCGGCGGTCTCGACATAGGCCGCTCCAACGACTCAACGGTTCTCGTCATAAAGGACAGGCGCACGCGGGAATCCGTACACGCAGTCGAGATGCGGAACACCGACTGGAACCTGCAGGAGCAGACCGTCAAGGCAACGGCGGAGAGATGGGGCCTGGAGCGGATCGTCATGGACGCCACGGGGCTTGGTGGACAGGTCGCCGAGGACCGGCTGTACCAGGAACTCGCCTACAAGGGCATCCCGGTCGTCGCGTACAACTTCACTGCGCAGAAGAAGTACCAGCTTTATCTCGACTACGCCATCTCGCTTCAGCAGGAGACCGTCTCGTTCCCCGCCTCATGGTCGAAACTGATCCTGCAATTGGAGGACATGGCGCACAGGGAGACGGTCAACCGGGGCCATCACTTCTTCCCGCAGTCAGGCGGACACGACGACTGGGTGGATGCGGAGTGCCTTGCACTCTACGGCTGCGACCCGCCTTCGCTGAATCTGGAATCGGAAACTGGCGAGCATCACTTCCCCACCCGCGCAGGCATCGCTCCGATGGGCGGGCGTTCTGGGAAGCGTCGCTACAGCCGGCTGGTGTTCGCTGCAAGGGACGCACGGCATGACGATGTGTTGCCGCCCGACTGGATACTGAACGGAATCGAGATCAGGAATTGACAACCCTCGACGTTACGAACATCTCACGCTCGACCGACGACATCATCAGCATTGAGCGTGCCCCGAAACTGGACGAGCCGGACATCACGATCAGTTGGGTTGAGTCCGTCATGGCGCGGGAGATAGAGAGGTTCGGGAAGTTCTGGAAAAAGTGCAAGAAGGCTGACACGTTCTTCCTCGGCGAGTTCGAGGTCAGGGCGGCCGACGACGGCACAAAGATACATCTCGGAACCGCCGAGTCCATCATCAAGACACTCGTGCAGCATGTCACGCCGCCGTTTCTGGACATCTCCGTCCCGCCTCCCGGCCCGCGCGGCCAGTCCCGCGCCGAGCAGATCGAGAAGTTCCTGCGCGGCGCGAACCACAGGCTTGAGCAGGACACTCCAACCCGCAAGATCACGGCCCAGCACCAGGCTCTCTACGGCGTCGCATGGGAAAAGACGGAATTCGCCCTCAACAGGTGGTCCGAGTTCCCGGAACCGCCGGAAGACTCAGGCGACATCGAACGCTACAAGGAAGAACTCGAAGAGGTCATGGAAAAACGGGCCGTGACATGGCCCGTCATCTCGAAGGCCGTCAACCCGCAGATGATGGTCTGGGACGTGAACAACGGCAACGATCCCCGCTGGCTCATCTGCTTCTATGACATCGACGTCACATGGGTGCGGGCGCACTTCCCCGACTGGGACGGAGCGGCAAGGGATGGGCAGGTCCAGTTCGTTGAAGCGTGGACGCACTCACAGGTCGCCTACCTTGCCGAGAAGCGCTTCGCGCTCGATCCGCAGCCGCACGGCTACCACACGCTGCCGTGGACGATGCACTGGCCGCAGACCGGTCTCGCCACCATAGGCAACAAGCCCGAGCACCTGTACAGGGGCATCCTCGACGGCAACTTCGAGATGATCGAGGCAGAGTCCATGCTTGCCTCCCGCTACATAGACATCGTGGACCGCTACGCATGGCCGTCTGCCGAATGGTCCGGCCCGGAGTCGTTGGTCACGCAGGCGCAGAGCGACTACGACAAGACCCCAGGCGCAGAGAACTACCTGCCGCCAAACGTGGAACGGAAGATTGCATCCGTTCCAACGCCTCCACAGGAACTCTCCGTCGCTCAGGGGATGCTCGCCTCCGGCATCGAGGCCAACACCGCGCCCCGCGTCGTGCAGGGACAGCGGCCCACAGGCGCTGCCAGCGGCTACGAGACGGCGGTGCTGTCCGGCATCGCACGTCTCAACTTCGAGCCATATGTGGAGGCGGCGCAACGCGCTCTTCAGCGGCGCAATGAGATCATCCTGCACATAGTCGAGCACGTCATACAGGACCGCGTCACTGTCTGGGGCAAGACTGAGGCCGGAACACTCGACGCGTCCATCACGCCGAAGGTCATCAGGGGCCACGTCGTCAACTTCGTGCAGCTCAACCCGACCAGCTCGGAAGAGCAGGAACGGAAGATCAACCTGTGGGCGAGCAAGTGGCGCGAAGGATACGTTGACCACGACACCGCGCTCAGGAAGGGCGGCGTGTCCAATGCGCTCGAAGTGCAGGCCAAGCTGCTGTCTGAGAAGTTCATGCAGTCCGAGATTGTGCAGATGGCTCTTCAGCAGGCCGCGGCGACCCGCATCCCGCTGATCCAGCAGATTCTGGAGGCCACGGAGGGCGGCACAGGCTCCGCCCAACAGGCGCAGGAGATCGCGGACAACATCCTCAACACGCAGGGTTCCACGCAGCTTCCGAACGCGGGCAACTTCGGCCCCGGAAACCAGGCCGGAACCAGGCCGCAGACCCCCGGCACCGGAACGCCAACAACCACCCGACCCGTCATACCGGGGGGCTTGCGCGAGGCGGACCTTATAGCCCGTCAGATAAGCAGCCCTGCGCGCAGCGGCCCGCAGCGCGTGCCCACGAGCGACCTGCCAGCAGGCATGGGGAGATAGACATGGCCGGTGAGCAAAGCATTCTCGACACTGCGTTCGGTAACTTCGATGAGATGATGAAACTGTTCCTCGGCGACGTGTCCAAGTCGCTAAGGGACACGAAGATACCCGACACCCCGCAGCCGCCGCGCAGCACGCAACCGCAGCCGCCCGTGCTGCCACTTGGAGGCATCTGATGCCACTGTTTCGCATAACCGTCCCCGCCTCCTACGCCCGCTTCCTCGGCGGGCCGGTGGTCGTCGTGGACGCTGGCAACGCGCTCGATGCGCGGCAGGCCGCCGTCAAACTCGGCGTGCCATTCGCGGTCACACAGGCGCAGCCCACCGACGAGCAGGGCGCAGTCGGCTT